CAGTTCTGGGGATGGCAGGGGCATCACGGCGTTCATGTCACGGGTCCAGATGGTCGCCCCGATCAGGTTATCCAATAAATCACGCGGGTTCTTCAAGGCACCCGACAGCGCGAGGGTGCGACTGGAGTTTCTCATCTGCTGGTTGTCGATAACCAGACGCTTCAGTTCGGAGGTGGTCTTCTGGGAATGTACGGTAACGTCGGCGGTGCATAGCCCGTTTGAGGCATGAGAAATAGGCATCTCGGTCCATGAAAAAAAGGGCATTTCTTCTGCGATACTGACCGCATGATGAATCTTGCCTTTCTCTTCGAGAGGCTCTCCCTCCTCCGCTGCCCACTTCATCACCTCGCCGTGACTCCAGTGTATTTCGTACAGGGTCAGTGAGTCCGGGGGGGTAAAGTCTAGCTCCAGGTCGGCGAACATTTCGTCATCGGCCTCCAACCAGGTCCATGTGCGGAAAAACGACACCGCCTCCTGCTCCTGGGTGCGGTTGTGCTGTCTCCTGCGTGTCCACGAGCTATCGTGGCGCTTACGTGCGGCATCCTCCTCATCGGACCTGAATCGGTAGTCAATGGAGAGCTTCTCAACCTGTTCGCGGTCATAGCCCATGTCGATCAGCATGCCACGAGATATATCCTCCTCCAACGTACACCACTGGGCCTGGTCTGGGTAGGTAGCATCGGGGTCTGTGAAAAACCGCTCGGGTTGCACCAGGGTGAGCTTCACATAGCCATCGGCCAGGGTAACAGTGATCTCGCCCATGACAATCTGCATCGGCCCCTGGGGGCTGGGCATGGTCTGAACCTGCAGTTGGGAGTCATCGACCTCAAGCACCTCACCCATCTGCTTCAGCTGCTGCTGGGCTACCTGCATGGGCACACCTTCAAATGTGGTCTTGGTCTCCTTGGTCTCGGGGGACCACTCAGCTAGGATAACCAATCTCTTGCTGACAAACGCGTCGTGCCACCCGTCACGCAGCAGGCGCTCGTACTGGTTGCGCTTGAACTGGCGGTTCACATAGGCCGTCTTCGACTCAGCTTCGCCCGGGTAATAGCAATCGGTAAACCTCACCACGTCACGGGCTGACAGGAATGCCTCGCTGAACAGGGCCTTCTTGCCCTCGACCGCATCCAGGACATCGGGTGAAATATAGTGACTACGGCCTTTTCGTTCGTTGCCCATTGCCTGGAGTGACCAATATCGATGGTTGCGCTCCCGCTGCTCCCCAACCTCGAACGAACTGGTCTCAGACTCGTTAACCTGGGTCTCAAGCGTCCAGATGATGGACTGCTTGTTGACGTTGCCAGAGTTGTTAACAACGCCGGCCATGTTAGGCTCCTGTCGCTATGATCGTGTCCATCATATTGTGCCCACGTATACCCGTGGTGGCCAGGGACACCTCCACAGCGGGTAGGTCAGGGATGATGTAGGTCTGCGCCAGGGTGGATAAAGCAGGCGTACCGGTGCTGGTCGTCTGGCCGTAGGCCCAGATAGATTGGAACCCATCCATGGCCTGAAGACCGCCTGCGGCAAGGATGCCGGCAACGTCGCCCGCAGCTACGATGTGGGTATCGATAAAATCTACTTTGTCACTCATGTCGTTCTCCTACGTTAATCTGAATGTCAGTGTTACACCGCAATTACTGACTGTATTACCGCCCGCCTTGTTGCGTACTGATATGGCATCCAGAGCCGAGCAGGCTATGCCGGCAAAGTTATCAACAACTCCTACACTCGAAGTTGCTAACTCCTTGATTGGTGAGCCATTATTCAATACCTCAAGCGTGGCCGCATCCGTATCAGTTCTAAGGATGGACATTGCGATTAGCTCTGCATCATAGGCCAGCAGCATTTCATCCAAAGCACCCAGCATGAGCATGTTACCCACTGCGGTATTGCCCGAGCGGTTCCATGTGAAGGCAATGACTGTCTCTGAAAAATCAGCGAAGACATAGCCATCTTCCGAGTTGTTGACGGAGATAGCCCGCCCTGCATTACCCACCATAGAGCTGACGGTTACAGTGGGGTTCTGTGTCGAGCGTAAAGTTACGCCCGCTCGAACAATAGGGACAGTATCTCCAGGTTGTATATCCCCCGCATCGGGGAGGTTACTGATTTTTACATTCGCCATTAGGTAATCAGGGTGTCGCCTGCCTCCGTAGTTAATATATCGCCATTTTCAGTAGTCATTGCTGCAGCTGGCGCTGGAATGCCCGACACACCTACCTCTCTCAGGAACTGTAGAACTAAAGCGCGTAGTTTTTCTATGTCTACAACTTCAGGCGCGACCATAGAAATCATGCAGGAATAACGCGAGTTAGCCATGTTCCCAGCCGATGGTGTACCGTTGTTCCAGTTACCGTGCCATTGGACAGGGCCTCCTGATGGGTGAGCAACAAAAGGCTGAACCGCTAGTATAACAGCCCCCGCTGGTTGCAGGTTGTAAGTGCCATTGACTAGACGCCCCAGACCTACAAAGTCACCTGTCGGACGTAGATTAGCTAATGACCTGTTAGCTGAGCTGGTCTGCCCGATATGCTCATTGAAGTCGTTAGTATCATTGCCACGCCACCGCATATAGGTGTCAGCACCGCCATTGCTTATGCCATAGACATCGGAGTTACCCGTACCGTCTGCGTCGTACATAACAACGTAAGCCCCAAAGAAAATGTCCTGGGTAGAGTACGTTTCAAAGTTCCGACCTTCTAGGACGTGCATGGCGTTGTTTAAAAAGTCAAGGTACTGCCCTGCTGTGTGGACTGGCGGGAGGCCGCTAGGCAGAAGGGTGTCTGTTAAGAATCCCGTTAAGAAGTCAGTACCATTTAAACAGGGTGCGTAGAACTCAAACACATCTGCCCACATACCCTCAGCAACCATGCCATCAACAAAGGTTTCAATGGCATTTTCTTCAGTCGTAGTCAGGGCTGACATGCGGTCAAAGACTGCCTGGACTGGGGCGCTTACATCGGCACCAGCATCGCCGCCAACTGACCCCCTTGGCCTGGCCGCACTGGCCCTGATTGGTGCCAGCCCCGCCTGGAATGCACTGATGGCAGCCTCGTTGTCCTTGCGTGCGTCGGACTTGTTCTCTGGCTTTAAGATGGTGTCGTTAATGACCGCATTGAGGGTCTGAACCCTGCGCGTGGTATGCACACTGGCCGACTTTGCAGGCTGGGTTGACCGCGACCTGTGGGCCTTACTGTGTTTACTGCGGTTCAGCATTACCTGTGTTGATACCCTGCCTGACCCCGGACGTGGACAATGGGCTTACCCCGTGGCCCTTTGGCCATACTGGACTTGTTGGCTGCAGCACCAGCACTCTGCCTGGCACTGCCTACCTTACCGGATCTATCGCCCTTGATTTTGCCGTGCATGGATCACCCCCTAGTCTTGTAGTGGTACGAGTTGCTGCATGAAGGACTGCCCACGTATACCAGCTGCAGATAGCACAGCCTGTACCTTGGCCGTTGTGTCCAGGGTGTACGCGCCACCCCAGTCAGCAATCACCACAGGCACTGTGTTGGGTGTTGTTTCATACGGTGCCAGGGCACCAAGGATGGCGTCGATACGGACGCCGGCAGATTGAAAACAGCCAAGCAGTTCGTCAGCTGTGATGGTATATACGCCGATCATCTCGGCTAATGTGACTGATGCCATGGTGTTCTCCTGTTATTCAAAGAAGTGCGGGGACGGAGCCCAACTCTCTACATCGTTATACGCTGTATCCCAGTCGTTATCAAATAATTTCTCGCCCTCACCAGCACCCATCAGGCCATAGTGAACGGCCTCACAGATGTGCGATGTGGGGCCTTTGTCGGGCTTGTCCTTGAATCGCTCATCACCCACCACCTGAACCCGCTTGAAACAGTATTCGCCAGCCAGGCCGCGTATGAGCATCGTACAGCTGCGATCCACCATGAGCGCAGGCTGCCCGCCAATCAAGGTACACAGCAATCCATCGAGGGCCGCATAGCGAACCGATGGGTCGTTGGTGCTGGCTGGGAATGCGTCAAGCTGTGAGTTTACCCTGAACAGGTCGAAGACTGATTCGTCGCTGGCCTGAGTGCCAGGGGAGCCTGACGGGTCGCCCGTGGCCTCGGCTATCCTGAAGCCCGGGAACTCCTCATTCAGCATGGCGCGAGTCTGCTTGCCGAGGGTGTCGGACCCGCAGTTGTTGAGGCACAGCTCCTTCAGCACGTACCACTGGCCGTTGGGTTGCTTCTGCAGCACCGCCAGGGCGGGTGTCCTGCCCCAATCCATGCCCAGATGCAGCGGTATGCCGTTGGTGGCCTTGAGTTTGGTGGTGTGCATGGTCTCACTGAAGTCTGGGTGAACTGGCCGTCCATCACCGTAGTACACGAACTCATTGGCCAGGTTCTGCCTGATCCATGACTCCTTCTTGCCGCCGATCTGGTTCAGGTAGTAGTGGTTCGCCAGGTTCTTGAAGTTCTCAGCCTTGGGGTTCTCCACCCATACACCGCCCACCTTGAGTACGGCAGGGGGTTGGATGCCTATCCACCAGGCGGGGGGCGTCTGCCCCAGGGCCAGCTCTGCCAGCCAGGCATCCCGAGGGCAGGCGTTGCTGGTGCCGAGCACGCTGAACTTGGCATGCGGCACGTCGGCCTTTGACGGGTAGCGTGTCACTCGACCGATGAGCATGTCGAAGTTGGCCTTGTTAAACTCTCCAAGCTCGTCTACAAAAACGCCAGATAATTGCATTCCTCTGGCCTTCTTGGCGTCCTCTGGGCCATCGAATGACCTGAACCATACCGTGGTCTCCACTGTCGTACCGTCGTCTCTGGGGTACTTAGCGGTCCACTGGATGACATCGCCCATCGAGAAATGACCGAAAGGGAGCCTATCCGTTATCTCCCTGAAGTCGGGGATGGTCGCTGTCTTCAGGTCTGGGAAGCTGTTACGGGCTACGCACCACCTGGAGCGGCGCACGTTGTTGCGGTCTGGTGTCTGGTTGTGGATCTGGCGCAGCATCTCGTTGATGGCACCGAAGGTCTTGGAACTGCCCAATGGGCCGATGACGATACGCACAAAGGCGTTGGTGGTGTGGAAGTCATTCATCACCCTGCCCTGGGGGCGATAGTTGATTACTGCCCCAGGTGAATCCTTGGACTGGCCGGCACGCTTAGTGGTCACTGCTCGCTAACAACGCTTTCATCATAATCCTCATCAAAGCCAAGAAAGTTGATTATTACTGGTTTGGTCGTTTCAACGAAGTGTTCATGTCTATCACGATATTCCTTGGGAAATTGATTCTTGCCCAGGAATATGGCTGCGGTGGCGTTTCCTTGTATATCGCCTTTCGCTAAGTCCATTAATAGCGTGTCATAGTTGGCTAAAGAGTAGTCCTTGACCATTTTTAAGGCGTTGGCAAAGTCTTTATGTGCAGCGTCCCATTCCCATATTACTTGCCTACAGACTTTTAGGTGCTTCCCTACTTGTGCTTTGGTTAGTACCCTACCTTCATCTCTCGATAAC